GGCCTCTTTCCAGACTCGTCGTTCTTCCTCCGTACACCTTATGAGAAACTGCTTGTCCGCGGGCGAATCCTGCTCCTCGCCTTGAGATACTGGCTTGATCGTTAGCGCCATATCCTCCATCACATTCTCCACAGCATCACGAAGTTTCTTGTCCGCCACCATCCTCGATCACCTCCGCGTCTATAACGCCGTCGGCTCTTGACATTAGTTCCTTGACAACGTGTTGCGGTAGAACACCCGATGAGGCCATAAGCTCCATTAGTCGTCGAGCATCAGCTTCTGGCGTATACGCAGAAAGCTCCCGAGCGCCTTCTTGTCCCGCCAATGTGGCCCTCAGACTCGGCCCAGCATCAACCGCCATTTGGACATTGACATTGACTCTCTCCATCCCGAGCAATCGTGAGCGTCTATCAATAATCGCCAAGACTTGTTGAACAGCCTTAATATCTGGCTCAATTGTCACTTCGCTGCCATCGTCCATCACCTTCTTGCGATTTTGTGTTAGCGGCCACAGCGAGGCCTGGAGGCCGTCAAGTCGCTCCAGCTCAAGCCGGAGCACATCTGAATAGTTTAGTCTCGCCTCGGAGTTCATCCTGCTAAGCATGCGCTCGACGGCCTTATTGACCGCTGATGTGGTCAAATCAAACCGCTTAGCAATTTCGCGCGCCGAAACGCCAGCCTTCTTCATGGCAAATATGCGGTAGTCCCGCTCCGCAATGTGTTCGCGGGTAAGCACCCTATTTCCGTCAGCCATCTAAATCCTCCTCCCAATAGTACCCCTAGTCGGGGGCGCAACGGGTGCTAGTGTTGTCACTAGGCCCCCGCGGCGGGTTTTCCCCTCCTTTGTTCCGTCGCGGGGGCTACTCATACTGTGACATAATTATATTTGATGAATGAAGAGCCGAAACAAAAAGAACGCCCGAAGAAGCGTAGACCTCGGTTCATCAACCCAATGGCGGCGAAGCCAAGGTCGTGTTGTCCCAAGAAATAACCTCGTTTATTTTCTTGGCTATCCATGTTGCAACCGGGGCCGCAACGCCATTCCCACACATCTTGTAGCGTTGTGAGTCGGCAATTCTCGTGCCGTCGTCAGCAAACTGCGTGTGGTTCTCTGGCCACCCCATAAGTCGTTCGCATTCAAGCGGGGTGAGACGACGCACCAACATGCTGGGAGTGGTGTTATCAGCAATAAAGTCGCTCGAGTCTCTGCCCACCCTCAATGACCTATGGGAACCATCCCCCTCAAGTTTTTGGTTGTAACCGTCGTACTGATAGATGCTGGGTGATGCCTGTGTCGCCTTGATGGTTGGAGACGTGTTTTCCAATACCGTGGCATTGCTTCCGAATTGCGTATCAAACGAAAATACACAATCATCGGGTTGTGTAATAAATGTCTGAGCATGATGAGATTGCACCGACGGCCTGAGGGCCGAAATGGCATTTGCAACCCTTATCTCGGTAGCACTAAAATTGCCCGCGTGCGCGTCTTCTCTGATTGAATACGCAACAGACTGAGACCCAGTCTGATCAAGGGTGTACGAAGGATCGCCATTCTCCCCCACGCCGAAACCGTTTTGGTTCTTCTCCATCTCGCGACCATCCTGAATGGGAATCGCCACATCGTCGCCCTGAACAACCATGGGGGCGTTGTTTCCGCCGGTACCCATTTTGCTGGTGAGCGTCTGGGTGACACCATCCTTCGCCACGCGAACCCCATCTCGATATGAGTTCTCAAAAACCAACGGGTCACGAGAAACGATTAATGCCGTAGCACGAGTGTCAGTCCCGTTCTCAAATGTGTTCAATGTTGGCGACACCACACCAGTAACCCATGTCTCAAAATCATCCCTGTCTTTTGCTCTCCGCGACTTTGCGAACGGCATCTGAAGTTGGGAAATCTTGACATTCTCTGAAACTATCCCTCGGTTGCCTTCATCGCGATCACCGAAAGGGCCCTCAGCAGCGGTCGTGGCAATACTTTCCCTCGCCTTGATGCGCGTCTCAATATTCCTTGGCAGGCTTTCGGCGACAGGAAGAACTTTTGGTCGACTTCGCTCGGCATCTGAAGTACGGAAGAAAGCAACGATGAAGACTCTGCGCCGTCGCTGGGGCACTCCGAAGTATTGAGCATCCAACACGGACCACTCAAGCTCCACCGCCCCTGTTTTTGCCATTTCATCAAGGACGACCCCGAAGTCAGCACCTCCGTTGGAAGTGAGTGCCCCTGGGACATTTTCCCAAATAGAGATTCTTGGGTATTCATTATTGGTCAACTCCCTTATTTCTTGGATGATCCTGATTCCTTCATGGAACAGGCTTGACTTTTCGCCCGACAGGCCAGCACGCTTCCCGGCAACACTGAGATCCTGACACGGACTACCCCATGCCACGACATCGGGAGGAGGGGATGCCTCAAGAACACGCGCACCAGTCAATGTGGAGACATCAAGCCACTTCGGGACATGCGGCCACTTCCGCTTAAGCACGCGCTGGCAGTGTTTGTCCCACTCGCACTGAAACGTCGTATTCCATCCAGCGGCCTCAAGACCCATATCAAAGCCACCGACGCCGCTGAAAAGGCTGAGAATGTTCACGGGTGCAACTTACACCACGAGACGCTACCTAACGGGACAGACCCCAGTCCCGCAATCGTTAATGTCAAGTTCCGCACCGATACCAGATTGCTGTAGCGGTACAGCGAAATCAATTTTTGACAACAGCTTTTGGTATTCATCTTCCGTAATCTCTTCGTATGGGGGCAACGGAAAATTGTGATCAGAATGGAGAAGAAATGATACCGACTTGATGCTCTTGTCGTAGTTCTTTTCCAGCCAAGCCCTGATCTCCTCTAGTTCGTCTTTTCGGTAATACACAGTTACTGATACCGCGTTGTCTGCCCATATGGTCTGCAGGCGCTTGACCCATTCAAGTTGATCAACGGCAGTAACTTCTGATGCCAAAACCGCGCCGTCGGGTGACTTGCAAGGGAAATCAACGACATAGCGAGTGTGATCTTCCCGCCCGTCAATGCCGATATCCCACTGAATTTTGTAACCACGCTTGCGACACGCATCTATAAGTGGATCAGATGACCCGAATCTGACTCTGCGCACATAAAACTTCGCGTACGCGGGATGGATGCCGGGGGTAACGCCAGGCAATAGCGACAGCGTTCCTGATGGCTGAACGGTGGTCAGTCTTACCGATTCTGGTATGCCTTGTTGTTTTGACCACTTTGAATCAAAATCACGAAGATGTGCATAAACCCCAGAAAGCCACTCAATCTTCTCCTCGTCACATTGCAAAAGTCCCGTCACGCTCTGACCAAGACGAGCATTTTTATGCGTCGTTTCGGTAGTCTTTTCGTATGGGTACGACAGTCTCGTGATCTGCTTCTGCACCTTGTACAGCAGGGTGCTGATATCAATCAACTGTGCCTTTGATGTGACGTTTGGCAAGAAGATGGTGGCGAGATTGCACGACTCCCCATCAGCAAGGGCAATCTCGGCACAGGGATTGAAGCCCTCAACGGTTGGGTCGGGCCGCTTGTCGCCAAGCCTGCCGACCGAGCGTGCAAGTTTTCTGTTGACGAAACCATACGGTTCACCCGATCCGTCGTAGCCCTTCCAGATTTCGGGCATTATCTCTTCGTAGGCATCGGCGTAGATGCTGTTGTTTGAGTTTGCCCTCCACGCAGGAACCGTGCCAGTTGACCAGTTCTTCGCCCTAACGAAAAGGACATCATCTGGATCGCCGATGGCGATTTGGGCCGATCGACGCGACGACCCAGAAACTACAACCCTGCCGATTATGTTGCAGATGTCAAGCACATCGATTGAACGGAGTTTCTTGCCCTCGCGGTTGCGCATCACCTTGCAAATGTCATCCACGCCATCAATTAGCGCCTGTGGGCCAGAAGCGGTGCCACCGAATGTCTTGAGGGGTGCCCCATACTGCCGAATGAGGATCGTTGAGTAACTGAATGACTTTCCGGTATCAAAGAAGGACTTGAGAATACTATGCAGAAGACGTCGCCAACCTTGGCGAGAATCTGGCACGATGATGTCGGCATCGTTCGTTCGCTCATGGGTGATAATGACCCCTGCCTTAATTTTGGGGAGATCGTGTATTTTTGATCTTTCTACTGAGAAACCGACTCCACCACCGAGCATGAGATAGTCAAATAGAAACTCAAAGTCTTCAATCTTTTCAATGTTTGTGAAGTAGCAGTTGTTTAGCGATGCGGCATTAAGTTTTTTGACGAGCGGTGTCCCGAGTTGCCAGAGCGCGCGTCCAGACAGTGAGCAACGAAGATTGAACATGTGATCAAACAGCCGTTCTGCTTCATCTGTCTCAAGCGGTGCCCCAATATCAATCGCGCCATTTACTGCGCGCGCGCATGTCTCAATCCATGTCTCGCTACGCCCCGCCCCATCAATCTCGCGACTGTAGGTGCGTAGGTACACAACCTCGCCCATGCCGCCAAACCCCCACGGTGGTGTCTCCGTGACATACGAAGATAAAAACTTTTGATCCAGATGATTCATGGCGCTCTCCGTGACTGGTCGCAGAACAATAGCAGTTGGGGATAGAGAATTTTACCCCAGTTGGCGAGCGAGAATATTTACTTAATCAGTCCTATTTCCCTTGCGCGAGAGAGGCTGATATAAGAACCCTTCCGGTGCAAAATCACCCGTGCCGTCGTGTAGGGAGTAATTTGCTTTTCCACAACTACGTCTTCTTCAACCAAAAAATGGTCGGCAACATCATAACCAACAAGGGAAGTTTTCCCCAAGAAATCCACATCCCAAGACTCGCCAGTGCAATCACCCGTCGGGTGGCCGCATACTGGACATGGCCCAAGAGTTGCCCCATGTACCGTTGCGTCAGCAAAGCGATACGTCGTCCCGCGATCTTCGTTCCTGAAGGGGTTGGGCCAATTCAACATGAATACATTCTACTCCACTCGGAAATCAAGAACTTCAAACCCATCATCCGCCAGTTGCTGGGCAACCGAATCGCGAATTTCCCGCGTCATCCCTAGGTTCTCCTTCTCGGCAAGCGATCTCACCAACATGGCCGGAAACATGCTTTCACGCAAGACCGAAACCGCTTTATCTGGTGTTGCCAGCATCCTTTTCCACGAGATTTTTTTGCCGTTGTAAGAATACGGGAGCGCAACCACGCTCACGGATGATCTGCCATCAACATCGGTCCTAGCGTGCGTGACAGTTATGCACTCATCAACCCCCTTGCCTGCAGCAAACAGGTCGCGAAGGCTTTTGCCCTTAGATGCCATCGGATCAAGGGACACAAAGCCTTCCGCAACCATGGTGACTTCGCTGATGCCCCAGTATTGACGCATAGCAACACAACAGGCCAAGCATTGATTAAACCTGTCTGCTACTGGCTTGCGCATGCCGGCGGAACCCAACTGACAGATGATGCTGAGGGCATCCCCCTTCCAGCCGAAGAAATTAAAATTTAAATCTTCTCCAATACCCATCTCGGCAACAGATGTCTCCTTGGCTAATTGCGAAGACGAGGCAATGAGCGCCATCTTTTTGATTTCATCGCCATATGTATCGTCCACGCGGGCAACAGTAAGGGCGGGAAGGGGCGACATGGTGCAACTTCCACCACGGCAACGGCGCGGTGATGTAGGGTTCGTGGAATGGAGAACAAAAAGACTGCGTCTAAGCCAAGGACCTCCAAGAAGGCCAAGGCGACGCCAAAGAAGAGCAGCGACAAGAAGGGTTCGGCTGTCAAGAAGCCAACGCCATCGCGCGTCGCTAAGCCAGTCAGCCAGCCCTCTTCGGCGACAGCGAAGTCGCCGAAGAAGAACTGGTTGAGCAGGTTTTTGGGTTTCTAGCCCTTACTTGTTCTTGCGCGACTCGCGCAGGATTGTCTCAAGCTCGAGCTTCGTCAGTTGCTCAAACTCGTCTGAGTGGGCAGCCTTCAGCGCGAGCATTGCACGACGGCGCGCCTCGCTGCGCATCAGGACCATCTTCTTGCGCTCGGTGCGCTCCTCGTCAGAAAGGCGCGGGCGCCCTCGGCGAATCGCGCCTTTCTTCTTGAGGTTGGCGTAGCTGGTGCCCGCCACCTTTGCTTTTGCGGTTGCTGACATTGCAATTCCTCCATATCGGTGGTTACTATTACTCCCATGAATGTAGCGACCCCTACAACTGAAACACAACTTTGTTCCGAAAGTTTTTTTCCAGGGAATTACACCGCTGGGATTTTGGCGTATTTAAGGGATCTTTCGGGTGATTCGCGCGACTTGGTGGGGGTCGCCGAGGTGGTTGATCGTCTGCTGGATGTCCTAGCCGCGATGCCAGAAACGCCAATTGACGGCGATGCTATTGGTATTCTTTTACGGCGAACCAAGGTGGGTGGGTGTCTGTCTAGCGGCGACGGGGGGTAAGATACCTGTTCTAATGTCTAATAAATCACATATCTGCCCGCGTTGCTCGGGAATGATCCCGAACGATGTCACGCCAGGCGCGTACCCTGGCGCCATCTCGCGCCTCGATAACCGCACCGAAATCTGTTCATCGTGCGGTTCTGACGAAGCGGCACTTCAGTTCGCTTTCGGGCACGTCCCAGATTGGCGGGGCAACTGATGACACTCGCCGACAACGACCAAGCGCGCATCGTTGAGAGTATTGAGAACATCGTCGGGTATCTGACCGGCGTGCTGAACGACATTCGGGCCGGCACCTACACGCGCGAGATGGCGCGACGCGATGCCGAATGTCTGATTTACCACGAGGGGATTGACTTCATTTCCGCTATTTCTGAATACGCCGACAGCGACGATGCCCCTAGCGGCGACGGGAAGTAGGTTAGAAGTCGTGCCAACCAAGCGTGGGACCAAGCGCGACAAGGTGAAAGAACGCGCATCTAGACTTCGTAGGCTCGCTGGCAACGGATTAATCGAACCACGGTTCGATAATCCGCCAGAGCGCATCTGCCACGAGGAAGGCTGTTCCGTGGTGTTGTCTCGCTACAACTGTGGCACCTACTGCCACCGCCATCAGCGCGAACGCGTCCTAGATGGTCGCGCGAAGGTGAATGTGAGCGAGTATCTTGACGAATGAACGACGACAAGCGCGCCCTCGCTCGACGAACCATCATCGGTTCGGTCGTCACGGCCATCGGGCTCGTCTCGCTCCTGTGGGCATCAGACTTCGGCGACCCTGCCTGGCGTTGCGATACCGACCCAGTAATGGTCAAGCAAGGCGATACGCTGAACTCCATCGTACGCGAACGATGCTCTGGCGACCTCGTGGGTGCTCTCTACGGCGCTTACAACTCTTACGGCGCAGTCATCTACCCCAGTCAAGTAATCTGGTTGCCTTCACGTAAGGGTTGTTCCGTATTCATACTCGCGGGCAACGCCCACGAGAACTGCTAAACGAAAGGACCCTTGTGGGAAAGACTAAGTATTCAGATGTCAAGGTGTCGCTTGACGACATAGATGGCAATGCGTTCGTCTTGCTGGCGCATGTGAGGCGTGAGTTGCGTCGCGCTGGATCATCGGAAGAGGAAATACAAGAGTTCACCGACGAAGCCACGGCAGATGACTATGACCATCTCTTGGCAACCATCACTCGATGGGTGGACATCACATAACCATCATGAACCCCCAGGCATCGAACCCACTCGAACTCACCCACTTCCGGACAGATTTCCTTCACAACTACTGCGGCATCAATCAGATTGCGTCGTCGTTCGAGATCCTCACCGCACTGCTTGATGACATCACTAACCATCGCATCTCGTCTGAGATGCTTGGCGTGAACGAGACCGACCTACTTGATGCGATAGGCGATGTTGTCGCTGTTGCCGTGTGCAAGACGAACTGGCAGATACGGAATACCTAGCGGCGAGCCAACCTAGACTGTACGGCATCAACCCACAACACAAGGGGACACAATGAAACTCTCAACATTCTATACGGACATCGCGCGCGATGTGTTGGGCGTGTCCCCCAGCGAGTTCGCTCGCGTCCTCCGAATGGCAGAGAGCCGAAACGATGTACCAGACTGGTCGGAGGCGACCGATGCCGACATCAAGAAGTGGTGGGTCGAGGTAACATCGTGACCGTGGGCGACATCCAACGAATCTATTCGGCAAACATCGTGCTTGAACTATTGGAATTCTCCGCCGCTGATTTGCGGGCGGCCAAAAAGCTGATAGACGATTTCATCACGAAACTCGCCCAGGCGAGTGACGCGGTATCTGACCTCGCGTGGGAAGTCGGCGACATTCACCTGACCGCTGAGAGCCACGAAGATGTGGCATCTTGATGACCGATGCCCGGACTCGGCGGGTGCCGTGGGCGCGCATCTAGCGGCGACCACTAGTAGAGTTATCACACCAACACACGGCGGAGGTACTACGCGTGGGCGATAGATGGGCAGTAGGGTTCCGTGGAGACGGACCTAATCCAACCAACATCTGGCTGTATTCGCATTGGGGCGGTGGGTCTCGGCACGAGACACTCGCCGCCGCCATTGACGCGGCACGCCCACGATGGGACGACAACACCTACGCGACGCGTATTGCTGTCTCGCACATCATCGGTACCGATTGGGACAGGGAGACGGGCTACGGGTTGGAGGCTGGCGATAACTGCCGCACCGATGTCGAGTATCCGTTGATGTTGGTGGATTGGGACAAGCGAACCATCAGCATCGTGGCTCCAAGTGGCCTTGTCGTAGAAACTGCCACCCTAGACGCCTACCTACGGTCGGTGGCTGCG